GTTATTCTAGATCCGGGTCAATGGCGAATCACTAATTTTGGACAAAAATTATTAGCGCTAATTTACAATAGTGTGGTAGTGGAGTGGGATCCTTCAGCAGCGGGTGCAATTAGTAATCCTAATCGCGCTACCTTGGTAAGTGGAGCCCCAACAGCGTCCAGAGACATGTTAGTCTCTACTCCCGATCGACACTTATGTTTTTTTGGAACTGAAACCACAATCGGAAGCACTAGCACTCAGGACGATATGTTCATACGCTTTTCAAACCAAGAAGATATTAATACCTATACACCGACAGCAACGAATACTGCTGGAACGCAGAGACTAGCCGATGGTTCTAAAATTATAGGCACCTTGAGAGGTCGTAATGGTAATTATGTATGGTCGGATACGGCGATGTTTACAATGAGATTTATCGGGGCTCCTTTTACATTTGGATTTGAACAAGTGGGAACCAACTGTGGCCTTATTAGTCAACACGGAGCTATCGAGGTAGATGGTATTATTTATTGGATGTCAGAAGATAGTTTCTTCTTGTTTGATGGTGCGTCTGTTAAAAAATTACCGTGCTTAGTAGAAGACTATGTTTTTGGAGATATTAATAATGACGCAGAACTGATTGTCTATGCAGCGGTCAATGATAAGTTTAATGAAATTACTTGGTTCTATCCTTCCGGCTCTTCTACAACCTGTGATCGATCAGTAACTTATAATACCCGTGATTCACAAAATATTCCAGGAGGAGTATGGACAACCAATGATGGAGCTTTAATTAAAAGAACTACATGGGTAGATCAAGGCGTATTTGGTGCTCCGTATGCTACCGCTTATGATGCAAGCGCAACTCCAACGCAAGGTCCTTTATCTGGAGTATCTGCAGGAGCCACAACTTATTATGCACAGGAAACAGGAACCGATCAAGTTTTAACATCAGGAACCACTACAGCTATTCCTGCCAATATTGAATCAGGAGATTTTGACATTGATCAAACCGGCAATGTTACAGGAGATGGTGAATTTATATGTCGAATCAGTCGCTTTATTCCGGATTTTAAAAATCAAGTAGGAGACGCTGAAGTTTCTATTATGCTCAGAGATTTTCCTTCAGACACTAGAGCCTCATCAGCATCAGGACCCATTATTTCTGGACCCTTTACTATTACAACCAGTACCCAACAAGTTAATTGTCGAGCACGAGGGCGAGCTGCATCCTTTAAAATTGCTAATACGGGATCAGGACAGACCTGGAGATTTGGAACTTTTCGTGCAGACATTCATGCGGGAGGAAGAAGATAATGGCTAAAATTGTACAAATTGTTTCTCAAGCGACCCCTACTTATCAGCCTGATAATTTAAACCAGTTTGGTCGTGACATTAATAATATCATTCAAAAATTAAACACAACCTATCCTTCTCAGATTCTAGACGACACAGAGGCGGAGTCTTTTTTCCTCAGTGGCTAAAAAAGGTAATATTTTTGGATATATCCATATCGCCCGGACACCTATTAAACGTCCCGGGAGGCACACGAAAAGACTTAACAAACACGCAAAAAGAATGTATAAACCCTATCGTGGACAGGGACGCTAATGGCAAATAAATTTATTAATACTCAATTTGATTTAAACACAACCAATGCAAAGGTAGTTTATACCTGTCCTGCCGAAACGGTTGGTTTAGTTAAAAGTATTCAATGTTTTAATTTAAGTAGTGGAACCGTCTCCGTAAGTGCGGCGATTACTGATGCTTCCGATAGTACTACTTACACTTTTTCTAAACGAGCAATGGGAGCCACAACTACTACTGATTTAGTAACCGGACTGAAAGTGTTTGAGGAAAGTGATGCTCTCAAGCTAACAGCAACTGGTGCCAGTTTTATTACAGGAACCATATCTATATTGGAACAGGATCGAACTTAATGGATTATGTAACCATTAACGGTCAAAAAGTTCCTAGACACAAAGTAACATCAGAAACTATTATTACTAATATTAAAACTAAACACATCTATAAGGACGAAGCTGAAGTCGACGCTGAGATATTAAAACAAAATGCTCGCCCAGAGGATATTCGTCGAGATGTTAAAATTATAATCCCTAAAGGACTAGACGTATTCGGAAAGAATCCCCTTAAAAAATGACTCCTCTCGGTGGAACAGAATTACAAATGGCAGAACTCAAGAAAAGAGTTTCTGCAGACTACTTTAAAAAAGTAAAAATTACTTTATCCATTCCAGAGAAGGAACCTTTGGATCGCGATCGCATTAATGTTCTCTGGATGAAAAACTCCTACGATCAACCCAACATTGCTCCTTGGTTTAGCGAACCTGAAAATCTCAGAAAATATGATTGGTACGTGTTTAATAGTCATTGGAACTATGAAAAATTTAGATATCTTTATAAAATGCCAACTCATAAATGTTGTGTTATCAAAAATGCCCTTCCTACTATCAAATGGAAAGAACGAAAGGCATGGAAACCAGGGGATCCTGTTAAACTTATTCATGTTTCAACTCCATGGCGAGGACTTAATGTTTTATTAGGTTCGATGGAGCTTATTAAAGATCCTAACATTACTTTAGATGTGTATAGCTCAACTAAAATTTATGGAGATGGGTTTTTTGAAGGCAATGACAAACGCTTTGAACCGATGTACGAAAAAATGCGTAAGATGCCTAATGTAAACTATATTGGATATAAGCCTAATCTTGAAGTTATTGATGCCATGCAAGAAAGTCATATGTTTGTTTACCCGTGTATCTGGGAAGAAACATCTTGTATCTCTGCCGTTGAAGCCATGGCTGCGGGTAATGTTGCGGTCGTTACCAATTTTGGAGCGTTATTTGAAACCTGTACGGATTATGGCTACTACCTTAATTATGAAGCGAATATTCATACTCTTGCTCACAAATTTAAAGTTATGATTGAATATTTAGCTAAACACCTTCATGAGCCTGAGCTAAAAGAACGTTTAAATGCTCAACAGAAATATTACCGCCATTTTTATAACTGGGACATGAGAGCTGGAGAATGGGAAAGTTTTTTTAAACAAATTTTAAAAATGAAAGGAGTCGCATGAACTATAAGATCAACGAAAAAAGTATTATTAATGAAAAGAATCTTTTTGGGCAAAACACTGATAAAGGTAATGACGTCATTGAGTGGGATAAAAAAGAAGAGAATCCTTCGGTCAAACTATTCTTTACTTCCCCGTGTCACGGAGGAGTGGATATTCACTATATGAGAGCAACTCTGGAACTTCAAGCGTTATGCCAACGGAACAAAATTCCTGTTACCTTTCATTTACTTCAATCTTCTATTGTTACCCAGGGTCGTAATCTGTGTGTGGCAGCTTTCTTAAAATCTGAATGTACGCACATGCTCTTTGTTGACACCGATATTGAATTTGATGAAACCTCTTTATTAACAATGCTTAAAGCAGACAAAGACATTGTCTTAACGCCCTATCCAATGAAAGTGGTGGACTGGGACAAAGCTAAAGACATTAGTCAACGGTCAGGACGTCATATTAGTAAATGTGGTTATTATTTTCCCATGGCTTTTGTGGATCCAGAAAACATTATTATCGAGAATGGAGTAGCTGAAATTACTCGCGGACCTACGGGTTTTATGTTGATTAAACGCCAGGTTTTTGAACGGATGGCTAAAGAGTATCCGGAAATGAAAATCAGACAACAAACGATGCTGAACCAACAAATGCACGAAACAGAACACTTCTGGAACTTTTTTGATACTGAATTCAACAAGGAAAAGGGAACATTTAAGGGAGAAGACTTCGCCTTTTGTGAACGTTGGACCAAGATTGGAGGTAAGCTTTACGCTAATGTCGACGCGTATATTACCCACCACGGAGACTATAGTTATAAGGGTAGGTTTATTGACGAGGGCGCAAAAATTAAGTAAATTGGATAATAACACTGATTTTAACAGGAGAAATTATGGATCCATCTTCACTGGCAATGATGTACGCAATGAACGTCGGAATAGAGGCGTTACAGGGCAAACGAGGTAGTAATTTATGGAAAGACGCATTTAAAGATACCGCTCTAATGG